GGTAAAAAAGGTGGTAAAAAAGGTGGTGCAAAAGTGAAAATCAAAGAAGCATCAAATATAAACAGCTTCCTTCGGAGTCTAACGGAGAAAAACTATGCTGAAGCTAATAAATATTTACACGCTGTATTAGGTGGTAAGATAAAGAATCGTATAAGAAATACAGCAAATTAGGATTTTAATTATGGCAACAAATAACATTAAAGAAGCGTTGAAAGAGGAAGCCAAAGATCTTCTTTCCGAAGATAATCTCAACGAAATTGAGACAGCGTTTAACACCGCGGTTTCTGAACGCGCGACACTAGCGGTTGAAGCTGCCCTTGTACAGCAAGATGACGACCACGCTCAAAAGGTCCAGCAGTTGTTAGAAGCCATTGACGAAGATCACACTAAGAAATTGCATCGGATTGTAGAGGCAATTAATACGAATCACTCACAAAAATTAGTACAAGTTGTTAATAAAATGTCTGGACAGCTGCAAAACGAAGCGGTTAAGTTTAAAGGTAATTTAGTTGATAATGTAAGTAATTATCTCGATCTTTATCTTGAAAAGACTTTCCCACAAGACATGCTCGAAGAAGCTGTTAATAACAAACGAGCTGATCAAATGCTAGGCGAACTTAGAAAGATGCTCGCAGTTGATATGGCTCTTGCTAAAGACTCCATTAAGGGAGCTGTTGTTGATGGTAAGAAACAGATTAACGAAGCTAATGAGCAACTAGCTACTATTGTTCATGAAAACGAACAACTAAAGAGTACATTAGCAGCTGCTCATTCAGAGAGTGTATTAGAGCATCTTTCACGAGATCTTCCTGAAGTAAAGAAAAATTATATCAAAAAAGTCTTAGGTAACAAAGATGCAGAATTTATTAATGAAAATTTTGACTACACAGTTGAGATGTTCAACAAAGAAACTGACGCCCAAGAGAGAGAATTAAAGCAACAAGCAGTACAAGACGTTAAAGGTAACGTCCATTCGGGAGTTGAAGAAGTTGTAGTCGAGAGTACTACTTCAGTAGGGCAAGAGCCAGATCCGGTTTTTAATGCATATATGGGAGAGCTCGGCAAATATTAATTTCAAAATTCTATGAGGTGCTCGCCACCTGACGGCCCACAGTGGCCTAACCAAATAATAGATTAGAAAGGAAAATCAAAACGTATGAAACAGATTAGACCATCGCAATCCTATATAGATTCGGATAGGGCTGGCGCGTTGTTGGAAAAATGGAGTCCTGTATTGGATTACAATTCTGACAAGGTTGCTACTATCGAAGATGATCACACTCGTTTGAATACTGCTATTCTCTTGGAGAACCAGGAGCAGTGGTGTTTGAAAGAGCAAAATGTGGCTGGTGGAGGCAGTAGTGCATTTGGTAGCGGCCTTGAGCCGACCAGCACGAGCTTCTCCGGTGACAATTATGCCGCGGGTGATGCACGTCTTCCTAAGATCCTTATTCCGATGATTCGCCGTACATTCCCTGAGTTGATTACTAACGAAATCGTTGGTGTTCAGCCCATGAGTGGCCCGGTAGGACTCGCGTTTGCACTGCGTTACAAGTATGAGGACGACGCCCTAGGCGCGACCACAGCTGCAGGTGTTGACGGTTCACTAGATGCGGGTACCAGAGTTACTGGTATCGGCAATGCTGGTGGAGCGACAAACCAGGAGTTGGGTTACCAATTACTTGATACACGCTTCACAGGTACATCTTCTCTCACTCTGTCTGGTGGCTCCGCTGGAGTTGCTAATGCAGATTGGACACAAGTAGGTGAAGACCAGGGTGTTGCAGCGTTACTCGCTAATTACGAGCTAACAAGCAAAATCCCACAAATGGTAGTCAACTTCGAGAAGACCGCCGTTGAAGCAGGTACGCGCAGGCTCGCCGCTCGTTGGAGCGTAGAGTTAGAGCAAGATCTGAAGAATATGAATGGCATCGATATCGATACCGAACTCACAAATGCAATGTCTTATGAATTGCAGGCTGAGATCGATCGTGAGATGATCATGCGTATGATTCAGGTAGCCCTCAATGCTGGACATCCTAAGGGATGGAGCTTGTGGAGCGCTGCTAGTGCAGACGGTCGTTGGATGGCCGAGCGCAATCGTGACCTTTACCAAAGGTTAATTGTTGAAGCTAACAGGATCGCTGTTCGTAACCGTCGTGGTGCTGCAAACTTTGTAGTTGCAACCCCGCGCGTTTGCGCAATTTTGGAAATGCTTCCAGAATTCAATGTGATGCCCGTTACCGGAAACGTTAATACTCAACCAGTTGGCGTAGCCAAGGTTGGTAACTTAGGTGGTAGGTTTAACGTATATCGTGACACTCGTACAGAAGGTCAGTTCGAAGATGCCGCACAAACCGGAAGAACTACAAGACTTGAGTATGCCCTCTTGGGCTACAAAGGTCCTGAGTTCTACGACACAGGCATTGTTTACTGCCCGTATATACCTGTCATGGTACAGCGTACAATCGGTCCTAACGACTTCTCACCACGTGTTGGTATGTTAACTCGTTACGGCGTAGTTGACCATATCTTCGGTGCGAACTTGTATTATCACTTGGTAATCATCAAGGATCTGGGTGTAGCGTTTACTCCTGGTAACCAAAGCGTATACGTATAACGTATATCTTTTACCAGGTCTAAACAGACCCAAAAATCACAACCCATCCTTTCGGGGATGGGTTCTTTTTGTATAAATAACTATAGACATGAGCGAGATTAATGTAGATAATGTTGATGTAGGTACTAAGATAGTATTTCCGGATGGAACTGAGCAAACAACTGCTGCTAGTGGAAAAGTAAAACAAGTGATACAACGAGTTCAAGGAGAAGAAACAGCATCAGTTACGGTGGCCAATGGCTGGGTACCTACTCAGTACAGGGTCAGTATTACACCGACATTAGCAACCAGTAAAGTGTTAGTTAGTTTTCATGGTACAATTTTCGTGGATAGTTCCAACGACGGAGTAAACTGGGGAATTTTTAGTGAAACTGCGAGTACTTCCGCTATAGCACTTTCTGCTGGATATGTTGATAATCACGGCTATTACAATACAAGTAATTTAGCATGCCAGCTGTTACATTCACCTGGCGCTACTGATGAAATATCGTATAGACTATATATCAAGTCTCCTTATACAACAATCACATATGCTATAGGTTATAGTTATGATGCAGCTCTATTGGCACCATTTCATCAGGTAACTAGTACAGCAATGGAGATAGGAGCGTAAATTTTATGGACGAGATACAAAGACATCTTGAAGCTGGTGGATCAATTAATATCAGCTTAGCATTGAAGTCATTACGACCTGGTGCGTCTTGGGCCATCCGTGGTCAAGAATATAGTGGGCTCGAGTGGCGGGATAATACACAAGAAAAGCCTACCGAACAAGAGTTACTTGATGAAGTTGAAAGACTTACCGCTCTTAGACAGCAACTAGCTTATCGTGGTCAACGCAGAGTTGAATATCCTTCCATTGAAGATCAGTTAGATATGCTCTGGCACGAGATGGATCAAGGTAACACGCCTAAATTGGCTAGTTTTTATAATGCCATAAAGGCTGTCAAAGATAAACACCCTAAGGCATAATCACTGTCTAGGTGTCTTACTAAACGGCACATCCATATCAATCAAACTATCTGTAAGTAAGTCAATATGAGATAGACGAGTAGGATTAATGTCAATACCACCACGTCTAGCATAAAGACAAGTAACAGCCAGTTCCGTAGGCTCGAACGTGTCCCAGAGTCTCTTATAGATCGTCTCTGCGATTTCCTCATGAAAATGATTTTCGTCTCTAAATGAGACAATATATTGTAATAGGTTTTTTGGTCTAACTACCTTTTTACTCTTCATCGCGATATATACATCACCCCAATCTGGCTGATGTGTAACGCGACAATTAGACTTTAATAGGCTACTATGATACCGTTGATCAACTAAGTAAGGTTGATCTATAATATAATCCTCAGCAAGTAATTCTGGCGACTCATTGTATACATTAAATGCTAAGTCTCTACAATCACTCCATGTTTCTAGTGTGTTATAGCCTTTGTGAAAGTATGGTTTGGTTGGACCTACTTCTTCCGGGGCAAAAATGGTCACCTGTACATTTGTCTCTAATAATTTCGATAAGTCCTCTTCAGTATGATACTTAATGAGATCCCGAGCTTGATCAGCGGTATCACCTAGCTGGGTCATATTGAATGAGTTAAAATACAGCTTAAGAGACTTTGATTCAACAATGTACTTATTATCGCAAGGATATACAATCTTAGCAATACCAGTAACAGGAAAGCCTTTTTTTGTCAGGCATGACACTTCATACGCATTCCAGATATCATATCCACAGAATGGTAGATTATTATCATTTAGATCTAGATGGTCACGATTACTCTGTCTAGGTTCTCGTACGAGAATTGAAGAGTCGTATTGATCTGGATAGTCCACGGTCTTACCGAGAACTTTACTAACGTTAGAATTATCTAATTGTGCTGTGCTCATATTCTTCTATTGCTATTTTAATATCTTCAAATCGTTTATCAAGGTTATCAGGGTATAAAGTTACTAATTTTCCTTTGTATGGCTCGCAATAGGCCTCTTGATATAATAGCATTGTCATATTATTAGCTATATCTTTCTGAAAACTCTCATTAGTGCTTCGTTCTCCATCATCTTCCATCTCTAACGGACAACAATAGAATATAATATCTAAATCATGAACAATATCATTAAATGTATTCCATGCATACATATACGTCTCTTCATTTACTTTTTGGTTATTAAATAGCCATTGAGTATATATGTAGCCGTCAATGATACATCGATCCATAATAACATTATCTAGTTTATTATTTTTAATATGAGCATCAATTATAGCTCGTTGAGTCTCATCTCCACCATCCTCGTTAATGGGTAGACCTTTACGGGCAATAGGTCGAGTAACTTCGGTCACATATTCAAACTTATCACCGTAGTACTCTTGACACATCTTGAGTAACGTACTCTTTCCTGAACATCCTGTACCTGTAAATGAAATTTTCATTATTCTATTTTAACATATTTTCTACGAGTTTCAACGCATCCATTCTTTCATCTGTTCGCCTACAATGCATATTACCATGAGCCATCTTCACTACAATTTTGAGAGCATTAACTTCAACTTCGTGGAGAGGGGATGGATGTGTTTCTTTTCCAGCTAGTTTATATTTTTTTTCTTCGTGCATTATTTTCCCCATTTACCATTAACTACAATCTGTGCAATAATCCCATATACAGACAAATCCTTAAATGCATCTTCTACAGGCTCGTTTTGTGCCTTAGCTTTTCTTCTAAGAACCAAATTAAAAAGTCTCTGAATCTTGTCGTTAATTCTAATAATGATTGCAGTAATAGACAGATGACAGTTGTCGGGATCAGACAGATCCATACCAAGGGTAATGTTATGTTGTCCGTAATCGTACTGCTTTTTACAGAACGTATCATACTGTTCTTTTTGTATTTTTTTAAATTCATTGCACGTCTCTGGATACGTCTTTTCAATTTCTCTTACTATTTTTCCATGATTCATAATGCTTAATTAGTTTTTCTTCTGACATTGTTTTATAACCAGTACAACCATAATAAACAAGGGTAAATATATCTGACGGTTTTAATATTTTAGAATCTCGCTTAGATAAGTCATTTCGCATTTTTTCTATTTGCTCTGGTGTGTAATTAATCGCTAAGCCTGTTTGTTAGAAATTCTGACCACATATCAACTGATAAATCATGTAGGTTACTATAAACCTGATCTAATGGCAACCCTTTAATTTCAATACTACCTTCTTTAAGAATTTTACCAGCATCTACTTCTGCTACTGCTTCATGTATAACACAGCCAGCAATTTCATGTCTAGAGTAAAATGCTTTCTTTTGAGGGTCTTTTCCTTTAAGCTCCGGCCACTTTGTAATAAGTCCTGGGTGACCATTGTATATAGTTCTATTTTCACAAACTTCGCCGGGTACAATTCTTAGCCAACCGTGCATTGTAACTAGTGCATCTTCTGGAATATGTTGCAAGTATTCTTCAACTGTTGGCTTTTTATCAGTAAAGATGATTGGTACTTTACCGATAAGATGTTCGTTTATACTTTCAAAACCATCTTGTCTATTACAGAGAATCATATCAGGATACCTACCGATTCTTTCCGATATCTGATAAATTTCAGACCCTGTTTGCGAAAATAATGTATACCATTTCATTTTTTGTAATTACCTTTCTCTGGAATAACGTTTCGAACACCACCAGCTGGATCATATGGCGTACCGTTTTCAAATCTTCCTAAGTCACCTTCTCTCCTCGGTATAAGATGTACATGAGGGTACATTACAGTTTGGCCAGCATGTTCACCCATATTCATACCGATATTAAACCCATCACAAAAACCTTCTTTGACAAGTGCTTGGCCTTGCTTATATGCACCGAGAAAGCATTTATCTAAATATACTTCATGATCTTCTACAGGCACGAAAAGGAGGTGACCTTCTGTTACAGGGTATTTGTCCCTATATACATGATAGTGATTAGTTTCACTAATTGGATCAGACCACGGATAATTCTTTTTCTTTGTCATATCTACCTAAAATATGTTTGAACATTTTAGTATTGTACAATACGTCGTCAAGCTCATCTGTATCAACATTTGCATTAATTAAATTACAGAGCATTGTTGAGGGTTTTTCTTGCAGGCCAAGATCACTATTATATCTTAACCCTTTGAGACTCGCCACAATAGGATTAGATGTGTCACAACTACGAATATTAGTAATGTTTTTATCAACGTAATACCTAAATTCTTTGGCTAAACTACATCCGAGTAGATGGTGAGGTTTAGACCAATTCCAATATCCTTTATCAATTAGATCTTGAATAAAGCGCTGCCGACCAGAGCACCACAACTCAAGTTTATCTCTACCGTATCCTGTATATTTATAGTAAGAATAATCAAAACTAATAGCAATATAATCTGATTCTTCTGACATGAATTTATAGCAATCAATTAAATCCTGCCATGTTTTACCTTGAACTACTCCAATCTTAAGAGATTTATTATTTGGTGGTTGGTAATTATATTCCCAATCTTGCCATTGTTGCATAGTACCAGTAGCGTCTTCTAGAACATCAGGTACAATATAATAATTTGGATTAATCTCTTTAAGCCAATGTGCGTATCTTTTCGGGTCAAATGATTTACCCAGTTCAAATATACTATTATCTAGTAGAACGTCTGCTCCAAATCTCTTATTAACTGTAAGGAACCAATCCCGGTACTCTTCACTTTCTTCCATTAAATGAACCAAGCAATATTGATAATCATTGTAAGATAATGATGCTTCGAAGAGCTGAATCGGTGATTCATGGGATACTAATAATTTCATATACTAATTATAAAGCTTTACACAGGAAGGTCAAGCTGTATTTTGATGTTTTCGTGATAAATATTGATATGGGTGCAGCAGCAGCACAAACAGCAAATCAACTAGCAATGGCCAACGCGCAAGAAGATGCGGGGAATGGGATATTACAATCCACTGGGGGAGCTATTGTTGATACAATAAAAGGTATAGGTCAAGATACAACTAATACATTTACAGGTATTACAAAGCGGATAGGTGAAAAGCTTGCTAATACACCATCCGACGTTGCTAATATGCCATTAGCACCTGGTACTAGTCCAACACAAGTTGCAAAACAAGCAGCGGCGGGCGATCTCGGAGGTCTCTCCAAATCATTACTGAATATAGCAGGTATTAATATACAATCAGCTGTTCCAGATGGAGGTAAAGCACCATCAAGGCCTGATTTAGAAGCAAAATTAAAAAACTTTTTATCTTCAGTTAGACGTGAAATAGCTACTGCTTTAAGACATTGTATCGAAAAGTGGCTAAACTATTTAAAAAATAAATATAAGATACTCGCTATATTGTTAGATCTTGAAGGTTGGATTCAAAGGCAAATATCTAGATTGAGAGCGCTTATACGAGACTGGCTACGAAAATGGCAGGAACGATTATCAGTTAACAGAGCAGTAAACTATCAAACAAGTCGATATCGACAACTGATATCTAGAATGATAAGAAAACTTTGCCCAAAACTACCTAGTTCAAAATATAGTAAACGGTCTGCAGCGGGCGATTTTTCACCTTCATGGATACGTAAATTGCAAACTGACCCAACGTGGAGCCTTGTTGATGGAGTTACACCAGTAAATATGTTAGCAAATCGCAATGCGGCGGTCGCAGTTGCTATTGAAGATCCAAATAACACAGGTGAAATATTTGAGAATAATATAGATTACGCTATGAATGATGTCGTAACTGAACTGCAGATCCAACAAGGTGGATATAATAACTACAGTGCTAGTGATTTTGTTGATATTGGAGAATCATCAATAATATCAATTACAGGAACGGGGGCCGCGGAAGATTCTACTTGGCGATCGGCAGGTACTAATGCAGGCAATGCGTTAAGCACTACTGGAGAAGACGGTGTATATACACTTGATGCTCAAAATATAACATACTGGGAAATTTTTAATGAACTTGCTAACGAGACAGGTTATACAATATATGCTCCTAAATCTCTATTATCTCAAAGAGCTACAATTAATATAACAGGTACTATAGAGTATATAATAAACACACTATTAGCAGCAAGAAGAAATATTGATGTTAACACAGCCGACAAGACGATTACTATTGGTAGTGTCATCTCTACAATAGTAACTCTTGGTGACAACTGGGTACCAAGACGCGGAACTGACGGTGAAGTTGCGAATGCGCGTGTTACTGGTAGTGGTATTGGTAGTGGTAGTGGTCTTACCGATAACGTTGTAGTAAGTATTGAAGATACAATTGCTGCACTTATAGCAAGATTTTCTGCTTTAGGACTATCAACTGATGAGATAATTGAAAGAATTGTTGAAATGTTAGGTGAAAGTAACAGAGACTTAATAGCCAAACTTGTCAAAGAAATGTGTCACTAATATGTCAGAGAGAGTAAGCAATGTACACCCTAGTGCGAAATCGCGGAAGACGCGCCGGAAAAAGTTTTATGGAAACTATCTAGGTATTGTTGTACAGAATGACGATCCAGAGCAACGGGGGCGAGTTAAAATCTACGTACCTCACATTAGTGTAAAATTATACGGTAACTGGGATGATTTAAAAGAAGAAAAGACAAAAGATAAAAAGACATTTAAAGATAAAAAATTTAAAGCTTTAGGTTCCAATGTATCTCCAGAACTTACTAACGTTATAGATGAAATAAAACCGAGATTGCCCTGGGCTGAATGTGCATCACCACTAATGGGTGAATCAAGTAGTGGACGATATAATGCTAAAACAGAGCTGGGTACTATTTCTGATAGTGCAAGATTAGAGACATGTAGCACCTCGACATCAGAAGATGTTAATACGAAATATAAATTAAATGAGGAAGGGTTAGGTGAAAGTCCTGGTTATTTATATGAAACAGAAGCGGCTCCGCTTGAAGATGCATTTTCGAAAACATTTTCTCAAAGTGATAAAAGAGATAAAACTAGCTTTCCCGTTAACGTCAACAAATTAACAGCTCAATGGAAACCAAGTACATATAGTAATAGATGTAAAGGTATATTTTCGGTACCTAGTGTAGGTAGTCATATATGGATATGGTTTGAAGGTGGTAATCATATGAAGCCTGTATATTTTGCGGTGTCTCACGGTAAAGAAGACTGGCGAGGTATTTATGAGAGCTCAGATGATGATCATGGGGTCGACTATCCTGGTACATATGAAAATAAAAGTGGTCGAGATGATTCAACATATAACCACAATACAGAAACATATCGTAATAAATTTGTATTCAATCAAAAAGGAGCAGCTATAGAAATATGTAGTACAGATAATCGAGAGCTATTAAAACTAACTCATTATTCAGGCTCGTTCAAAGAGTATAATAATAAAACTACTAAGGAATTAGCAACGAACAATCATGAAACGTTTGTATTAAATGACTCATTTTCTACAGTTAGAGGTTCAAGACAAGATAGTGTTGATGAAGAATTTGATCTTCTTATTAGAGGGGATCATTATCGCAGAGTCGGTACATTTAATAAAAGTAGGTTTTTAGAGTGGCAAGGGTTAGTAAGAGATTTAGCAAATTTTAAACAATATTTTGAGGTAGCGCGCTGTAATTATGTTGAACCTGAAGTAGGTGACTTTCAAGCTCAGTCTCCTGGTCAATTACGAGTACCGGCTCCCGGTACTGATGGATTTGCACAATGTCCAATGTGTACAGCACCTGTTGCGAAAATGTGGAAGGATGTTAATACTGGTCTAACACTTTTAAATACACCTATCATTAATTCTACTAATGCTGGTCACACAACAACAAACAATACAGTATATACAAATTACGTTGCACCGCCTGGCGGTGCAAATCCGGCAACCTTTTCATGGGCACTTCCAACCGGTGGTAAGTCTGATTTTCTCCAGGACGGAAATTGCCCGTTGTGTGGAGGGACAGGTCTAAGTACATCTTCTCTAAACGGTACTTGGAGTGATCAAATTCATAATCCTGAAACGGGTGAATCAGCATCAAAAGATGCTTTGATATGGGAAAAGGAGAAGCTATTAACAGACATCCTAGTACCTATTGAAAAGGAAATGGGATTAGGTGGTAGTGAGATGGTACACATTACCAAGCATAAACTCGAGACAATAGGATTAATGATGAACGATTACCCATGTGTTCGAATTGATCCAATTGGTAAATTAGAACGTAATGGAATGTTAGTGCTACCCGGGGGTGTTGTTGAAAATATGGCGCCGTGTTCACTTCTTGAAGAGGTTCATGTTGATGACTTACCTGGTGGTACTTATACATTAGATGTATGTAATAGATTTAATACCTACGTAGGTGCGGGCGGTATTAGCTTTAAGACTGTTGGTAATATGGAGATAGGTGGAGCTAAAGTTACTATTACTGGGGAACAACTCAATTTAGGTTCTCGCAATGAAATAAACATCAATAGTAGCCGTGTTAGTATTGTGGCAGATATATTATCGCTAAGACAGAAAAACTATGAACAAGTATTTGTTGACAGCAGTTTAGGTATATCAAAGAATCTGGTCGTTGGAGGTGGTGCACACATTGAAGGTGAACTGTCATGTCATCATATTACTGCGCCTGTAGAAATTCAAGAAACAGAACAAACAGACTTATATGGTCAACTATTGAATGGTCTGTCATTTGATGTCAACATTTCCGGTGGCACTCACACAGACGCAGCAAACTCAGCAGACAATCACGATAGCTGGACAGGTGCTAAGATCACATTAACTGCTGACAGTACTCACGATTTAGTTCGAATGTACGCACACAGTCATCAATTCAAGAATGTTCCATTACATCTAATGAAGACGAGTAGCGATGTCCGTGCAATAGGTAAAGATTGTGTTGTGGACGGATCACAGCCAAGACGTGAACGGGTTCCAGCTAAACCTGTTGAGAATCAATGTAAAGGTAATAACACAGACGGTGAAGGGCTAGAATCGTTAGGTGAAACTATAAGCTAACTTGACTAACGTCAATATTAGCTTTACAGAGTAAGTCGATACCACCTGTGTCTCTATACTGATCCAAATAAACAACTCTATTTATACCGCTTTGAATCATTAATTTGGCACAATCAAAACAAGGGGAGAGAGTTATATAAATAGTTGCACCTTTACTGCTTTGGGTGCTTTTGGCCAACTTAGTTAACGCATTGGACTCAGCATGAAGTACTTCTGGCTTAGTCTCTAAGCCAAATCTAGTTCCATATTCACAAGCATTATCAAATCCATGAGGTGTTCCATTGTATCCATCGCTAATTATTTGACCACTTTTTACAATTAAACAGCCTACCTGTTTTCTTTCAGCTTTAGACAACTGACCCCAGATTTTGGCCATTTCTATATAAGTTTTATCTAGTACGTCTTGTGCTGGCATAGTGTGGGATTAGGTCGTATATGTGCGGTCACCCGGTTTATAATTAAAACTTAAACTCATCTACATCCATGGTTTTCATGTCCTGCTCGAACGATCCGATTTTATATGACTCAATCTCTGATTCTTGGGGAGCTATTTGGACTTTCTTACTTTCAGTCCAATTTTGTATCCAATTAATTGGGTTCGGACAGTCATCAAAAACAGGATGTAGACCAATACCTCGCATTCGTTTATTAGTCAAATGGTGCATATATTGTACTAGAATTTTTTCATTAAGGCCTAATATAGACCCATCCTTAAAGAGGTAATGAGCCCATTCCATCTCTTCTTCAGCTGCAGACATATACATGTTAATAACGGTATCCTCACACTCTTTGACAATATGTTGAAACCCTTCGTCCTTATTGTCTTTCAAGAGTTTCAGTATAGTCTGAGTAAAGGCTAAGTGTAAGTTTTCATCCCGATTTATCAATGAGATAATCTTAGCACTACCTTCCATTTTTTTATTTTGGGCCAGCGCGTAATTACAGGCAAATGATACGTAAAATCTTATACCTTCCAAGATATTAATACTGACAAGAGTTAGGTATAATTTTCTCTTGAGTTCATTAATATCTGTATCGTTAATAGAATTAATAAGATCGTCATAATGTTTTGTTACGGATGTTGCTCGCTTCAAAACTTCCTCATCTGTTAAAATATCATCAAATATATCTGAGGGATTAGAATATACATTTTTAACAATATACGTATATGAATATGAGTGTATTGTTTCTGAGAACTCCCAGGCTTTTGCAAATGCTTCAAATTCCGGATTAGAACAATCTGCCAACAAATGTGATATTCCTCTACCCTGGACACTATCTAAGAGAGTTTGATAGGATAAATTTTTTGTAAAAATAAACTTTTCATGATCTGTTAAAGTTATGAAATCGTTTTTCTCTTTACCACCTAAGTCAACCTCTTCTGGTCTCCAAAAGAATGATAACTGTTGCTGAAATAAATCGAATAACTTCTTGTACCTGTATCTATCATAACGTTGAAGATTCAGACCCTCACCAAAAAATAACGGTTGCTTAGTTGTATCTACATTTTTTTTATTGATTATATTTTTCATATACTACATGCTCCACCATTGCATGTTTCGACTTCATCTGTTTTGCCATCCTCTGTATTTGCATAGTATAAAGTCTTTACACCTATCTTATATGAATACAGAAGATCATGAGCAATTTCAGACATGGGCAAATTGCCATTTTCATATTTAGCAAAGTTGTAATAATGATTAGCTGATATAGCTTGATCAACATATTTTTGAATAACTGCAACAATATTAGTATAACCTTTATTATCTTTCATGTCATATGCTAAAGTATACTTGTTGCGTAAATTATGTATATCGGGAACTACTTGAGGTAAGAGACCTTGTTTAGATTTCTTGACTGAAAGTAACCCGCGCGGAGGTTCAATACCATTAGTCGAATTAGTAACCAGTGCGCTAGACTCACACGGCATAAGAGCTGTCAGTGTTGAATTTCTCATTCCATACTTCTCTATATCTGCTCGTAATTTGTCCCAATTGAGTTTTAGTTTACGAGTGACGAGTTTATTAACACCTTTGTTATGTGTATCTATAGGTAAAATACCTTGCGAATATTTTGTTCTGTCAAACCACTCACATTTACCTTTTTCTTTTGCTAGCTGTACAGATGCTTTAATCAAATTATACTGTATATACTCCATAAGCTCGTCTACAATATCGCAAGCTTCAGGGTCATCATATGATACGCCATTCTTGGCTAAATAATATGCCAGATTTGTAATACCAACACCAATACTTCTCCGCTTTAACATTTTCATTGATGCACCGACAGGGTATAGTTGACATTCAATTACAGAATCAAGTGCACGAACAATGTTCATACATATATCTTTTAATTCTGACAATTTAATAGCTCCTACATTAATAGCGGATAGCACACATAAGGCAATTTCCGCGTCAGTATTACAGTTGTCATCTATATGACTAAGCGGGGTTGTAGGTAGTGTAATCTCCTGACATAAATTAGACATTTTAATCTTGTCTTTAAACGAACTATGATCGTTACAATGATCAATATTCATCACATACATCCTACCAGTCTCAATCCGCTCCTTACAAAACTGGTTAAATAGTGTGCGTGCCTTTATTTTCTTTTTCCAGATAGTTCTAGACCTCTCGTAGTGCTCATATAACTCTTCAAACTTTTTATTATTATAGCCAAACACCTCGTACAAATCTTTTACTTCATGAGGAGAAAATAATGTGATATATTTATCTTCTACAAACCGACGATAAAATAATCTACAAAATTGTATCGAGTAGTCCATTTTTCTAACTCTGTTATCATCAGTACCTCTATTATTCTTGAGTACTAAGATGTCTTCAATCTCTTTATGCCAGAAAGGGAAATGAGTAGTACTAGAACCACCCCTTACCCCATTTTGTGTACATGACTTAGTTGTCGATTCGTACATTTTTAGGAATGGAATGACTCCAGTATGTACCACTTCACCGTTGCGTATTTTGCTTCCCACTCCGCGGATTTCTCCAAAATTTAATCCAATACCAGCTCTGTTAGCAGTATAATAACCGACAGCAGTATTAGAGTGAAAAATAGAAGGTAGATTATCTCCAATATCGATTAGTGTACAGCTTGAATATTGTCGTGAAGGTGTTCTGACCCCACACATTATTGGTGTAGGTAAACTTATTTTAAATGTCGACAAATCATTATACAAATCTTTAATCAACGTGCGGCGCCTAACTTTATCCTTTTCTTTTGCAAGAAGGGTCATACAGATAAGCATGTACATGTATTGAGGGGTCTCGTATATCTGACCAGCTGACCTATCTTTAAGGAGATACTTATCAATCAACTGTTGTAGACCGGCATAAACAAAATCATAATCCCTCTTATGCTTTATAATGTTATCTAATTTTTTAATTTCAGACTCTGAATAATATTTTAAAACCTCGTCATCGTATATATTACTTTTAATATTGCTATTAATAACATCCAAAAGAGCTGGCATATTATCTGAAGTACCAAACACTTCCTTTCTAAGATAGAAGTTCAACAAATTTGCTGCAACATGCTGATAATTGGGAGTCTTCTCAGTGATCATATCAGCGCAACCTTGTATGAGTACTTGATGGATTTGTTTTGAAGTTATACCATCAAAAAATTGTGGTGCGACTTTTATTTCAATATCACTTACAGTTACTCCTTTAAGCTTCTCTGTAGCCCAGAATAAGACTTCATGAATTTTTTCCGTGTCAAACCTTTCAACCCTGGCATCTCGCTTACATATGTTCATTCTATATTATATGTGTATTTACACTCTAGTGTGAATAATCAAAAGTGTATCCGACGGATTTACATAGTATATATAAATTAAAATTTGCAATGTTTAAGAACCATGGCATGTCTGATTTATTGATCATATTGGCAAAGCCGCTATCAATTTCATGAGAAAAATCTTTTCGCGATATACTGTTTAGATGTTTGGTATCAATTGGATATACTCCATCACAAGTATACCTATAACACTCGTCGCACGTCAAATTGTATTGTGTCAATTGATTTTGATAACTCTTAACAAGCGATTCAGCATTACAGTTATTAGCAATTGCTACGCCATCATTCAATGAATCCAATAAATCACTATATTGCAGTTTTGGTCTAATTTCAATACCATATAAAAACACGGGCTCGAGTTGATCTGTCCATTTAAAGTGTGCAATGTGAAGAGGGTTATATTTGGACTTTATCTGCAGACGAGCTTCGTCAAATTTGTTCTTAATTTTATATCCGAATATCAATTTTGGGAGTTTATCAATTCCATAGATTTGATAATTCTTGATAGATATCGGGTGATCTGCTAATTTGATATCTGCTGACTTCATAACACCTATTATACTGTATGATCACAAAAAATCAATGCATATTTTATTAAGCACGAAATTGATTTATCAGCGAACCGCTTGGAAGTTTATGAACTTGTCCTATTCGAGTACCATCTGGTTGTGATACAACAAATGATACTACATTTCCGGATACTATTGGTGGTGTTTCAAGCTTACCACGGGGAGAAATAACTCCGACCTGTATACCCTTAGTAGCATTTACAACCTTTAAAAGGCCTTGACCTGTGTCATGTACTGTAAATAAGTTATGATCCATCGTTTAAAACATTCTTAATAAATTCTTTTACATCCGGGTCCGTCTTTATAACACCCAGCTGATTATTGTCACAATTATTTAATCTGATTTTCAAATTTGGATCGTTAGTACTAACTATTTCTCTTAATTCACTTTCGGATAGTTGTTGTTTAAAATCAGGCTCAACACCTAATGTCTGTGTAATATATTTAACGTCATACCCTTTCTTGAGCAATTGCTTTGCCTCCATACATATATATGATCGATGGAGATCTTCTTCAGATCCTGCCTTTTCCACCTTTTTTTGGTAATACTCTTTACCTGCAAACAATGCACGGCCTGTAACATTGCATACCAATTTTCGTGTTTTTCGTTCTTTCATCGCTGTTTACGCTTTCTTTTCTCATGTGACAATCTTTTTTGATAGCACATACAATGTTCATAATACGGGCAATCATTACATGCATGGTCATTCAAAGATAAAAATACATCAGGGCGTATGCATGTACCTCCTCTACTTCTGCCTATGCTAGTATTTTCTTGAACCCATTCACGAAATGACATATTTTCTTTTCGCTTTTCCCAAGCAGCTATCTTATCTCTAAACTCTTGTGAATTAAGATACTGTTGCCGTTCTAATCTTTTAATTGATTCTTGTGCACGCTGACCTTTCTTTTTACGTAAAAGCTGTAACCGTGTTAGAATGATTAGAGGTATCTTCGGTAAATCTGTTATATTTAGTTGTTTTCTGATTTCATCAACGGTGGTACCAGCTCTTAAGAGTTTGGCTGCTGAAGGTGAGACGAAATGTTTTCGAAAGTCATCTTCACTACCAAATTTAGATATTTTAACTTTAGCTAAACTTGGTGGTATATACCTTTTCTCACCAGTTACTATACAACTGTAATGATTCTTTTCACTGTTCACTTAAACAGTATATAATGTGAATTAAGGAAGGTCAAGCTTTTAAGGTAGTGCGGTTTCTCCACCTACTGGTGCTGGTTCAGCTGGAGCTCCTTCTGGAGCCTCACCTGCGGGAGCTCCACCTTCTGGAGCAGGTCCAAACTCTGGTGGTAATCCCCCTTCACCTGGACTACCCATTGGAGCTCCTCCACCACCGAATTCACCGGGCATGCCAGCTTCGGGTGGCTCAGCTGCAGCTTCTAAGGCTTCTCTCCAATTTGGACCTGAAGCTGCTATCTGCCCTAGCTCCCATTGAAGAGCTGCATCTTTCCGAAGCAATTCTCTATTAACCAATATTTCTTGGTCAGTCATTTCTAACATATGCTTCTTAGCGTATGTATCAGCTACCATTGGATTTTGTGTAGCAGTAGCATAATTATTCCACTTAAGTTCGCGTAGTTGTTGGTTCCGCAATTCATGAAAATTTCTTGGCGCATTAAATTCTATTTTAATGTCTGTTTCTTTTAACTCATACTCGTCCCAAATCTCTCTGAGCTTGAGATGTGTCATAAATGACGATTTCAAACCTTCAGCAATACGAGATTGTAATCTCATTATGAAGCGGGCGAATTTTAATTCCTCTCTTAGAATGGTCGAGCCTTGCGCATCGTGTTGTGCTTCAGAATCTAATCTCGCAACCGGTACTTTAAGTGCCTTATACAATTTCTGCCTAAAGTATAAGAGATCTGCCAACTCACCTAAATTTTGGCCACCCTGTAATGATCTGACATCCGTGCCTTCACTGCCTTGTCTCTTGGCAAACCAGAAACTATCCAGCATAGATTGGGGACTAAATGCTTGTACAGACTTACCTTGAGAGCTGTCATAAGTTTTTCTCCCCCAATAGTTTTGCATAAGTTTCTTTATATACGCTTCTGCTTTTGGTGGAGCCATATTACCTACATCAACGTTAAATACCAATCTCTCCGGAGCTCTAACTAACCTGTAAATAAGGATTGCATCTTCGATCAATGATAATTGTCTATAAGACCGTCGCGCAGTTTCAATAAATGGCAATCTTAATGATTTTGTTTCATTCCAGATACCACTATTTAAATATGTGACTTGATTTTTATCAAATGGAATAAATTGTGGTTTGGTTGCCGGGTCAGCTGATTGCATTTGAGGTGAACCAGATTTTGAGTCTCTCTGCTCCATAACCGGTTTGCGCAATATAAAACCTTTAATTAGCTGATTTTGAACATTGTCATATATAGGATCTACTAAATCGCTCGGTATTTGTATAACACCTAGAATACCGGCTTTTTTATGATCTTTATGAATAATATGTTCAAAGAATACTTCACCATCAACAAGAAGTGATCTGAAATACTCCCAACCTCGCATATCAAATTCATAATGTTTAATGAACTTTCTAAACTCATCTCTAAGTTGATTTTCAATATTAATATTAAATTTGGTGTTTGGAAATTTTACTTTTAAGACTCTACCGTCGTCATCTTCTACAATAGCGTCGTCGCAAATTTCATCTAAAGCATCTGACACTTCAGCAAATTGTGCCATAACTCTATAATCACGAAGTCGTTTGGCTTTATCATAATCTACATTTGCATACATAAACGCATGATAATTCTTATCAAGCGCTACACTGGCCATAGGATGTTTAGATTCTTCGCTCTTATGTGTCGAAACTGAATGTCTTACTAGTAGTTCTTCTTTATTACTACCCGCATCAAAAAAGTCCTTATATCTAGGATTTATTTTTTGAATATTGTTAATTATTTCGAAAGGTGCACTATACGGTAGCTTTGATGATACATATGTCATCAATGATCTACCGAATCCTGATTGTCCTCTGCCTTCTTCTGCCATATATGTTAATATTTATGTTTTTACTATAATACCCGCACCACTAAGATCTTTTGATAGTAAGCAGTATCCAGCTATATTTACAATAACCAAGTCAATATAGCCAACCGCTTGTGGTGCCTCTAATGCAATTTTCATGATATTGTCGGTTTCTACATGCCACGCAGATGCATCTAATTTACGACCAGAAAATGCTGGAAATTGTGATAATAAGTCCTTACCTGTTAATGCTGATGCATCACTGAACAAATTAAAAGCTGTCACACTTGACAGTGAAGTGGTATATACACCAGGTGCAGCGCTAACATAAACACTAGTAGTGTGTTTAAATCTATAACCTTCTATACTAAATTCTTGTGAGTAGCCAACAGCCATATATGGAAACACTCTATCGCCCCATACAGGGTCATTATACCAAGGTGTTACATATGTTACTTGAGGCCTCGCAGACAAAGATACAAGCTCTGTGACAATTGTTCGCGCTGACAATACTGTACCGCTTGTTGTTGTTGTATTACTATGCATTAGATGTAATCAAATCCCGTCACAGGTGTAAAGTTTGTTTCAACATAGAATATATTTGACGATGTATTGCTCGTTCCCGGGAATAACCAACCTTTAATTGTAAAAGATGTGTCTGCAGTTACTCGATATCGATCTGAAGCATTCAACTCTGTCGGATATGTTAATGATATACTTCCGCTCCACAACACCTCTGTTCTAATTTCTTCTAATTGATTTGATATAGTTGCGGGTACAGGCCACGATATAACTATATAAGGATTAGTGTATGGTATAAAATTAGACAATATTTGATCCATGTCTGTTTGATATTTTGTAATCATAGACATGTCAACTTCAATATTAACAGGAACCGGTGGTGGGGTATCCTTTACTGTAGCGCTATTATCCGCAGTAGGTACTTGTGTGCTAAGTAGTTTATTAAATACTCGATTTTCGTCTCTAGAGATACTACTAATAGATACAGATACTGCAGGCAATGTAACGTGCTGAGACTTATTAATCAAATCATTCAATACCCGCTCCTTTGGAGCATATAAATATCTTACGTGGATTTTATCAACAACTTCTCTACTCTTATTATATCTGTTGACAACAACATCATTAAATGCAGATATGAACTGTGTAATGATATCTTTTACTTCAAAATGATATGATTGAGTTTTCACTGTAAGTATTTATCAATTATGTATTGTACTTGATAGTTAGAGTATTATCATATAATTTAGATTTTTTGCCTATAGATTTACTAATACTTTCTACAAGTCTTTTTATATTTGATGATTTGTGATGGATATGTATTAATCTGTAATCAAACGTAATACCTGTAGGCTCAATGATTACCCTATACGGGAGAGGGATGTCATACGTTTTTGTCTGCTCTTTTTTTGTGATCAATACGAACGAGACATAAAAATCCTTCATATTATACATTATTAACTTACCCTCTCTCAAAGCCTTACCGTTTACAATAAATTGCACATCTCTTTGTAGAGTATCCTTTAACTGATCTTCAATGTATATATCACTATGTTTCATACACTCATAAAACTTGATTTCTGTTGTGGGGTCATTTTAGCTATTTTCTCTGTAAAGTAATCCCAGAACAGTTCGTTATCGGGTATAAGAGAAATAAGATTACAACTATCACAATTTATCGTGCGATAACTTTGCATAAAAATATCCCATGTGATGATTAGATTTTTAGTCGATGGGTTATATTTTGGTGCTGTAGTTGGTGGTGTATAGTTTAACGCAGCCAAACCTTGAGGAGAGTTTAACAACGAACCACTATTCGTGCAAAACATTCTTCTGTAAGGTGGCTTACCAAGCTTTGGTGTACGACGTGTAAATCGTATCTCAACTGCATTATTCTGTAGAACGCTTTGTAGTGCGTTTTGACTTATTCGCATCGTTTTTATTTAGCTTCACAGGTTTACAAATACCAAAGATCCTACCTTCATTTAAGAATGTAGCATCCTTAAGTATACCAGTACCAACAACATTTAAGTTATTGCAAGGTATACCTTTATCGCTGGGAAAACAAACATAGTCACCGACCGCAACATAATTACAGCGCGGACCAGCAAGAACAATTTTACCAATACGCCAAGCGCGCTCTACGTGCGCTAGAGGAATTGCAATTCCATTTCTAACTACAGTCTGACCCGTCTCGTCACCTAAATCCGCGTACTGTATGAGAATAATATCGTCGAGTACTTGTGATAATGAATATCCAAACAATGTAAAATTATCATTTGTATATTTGTCTAAATCAATCAATCCATATTCATTTGGCTCTAATGCTTGAGCTTCACTTGCGTCTATTGGCATGTTTTCTTTAACCTTTCTATATCTATATCAGTAGAATTTATGTAATAATTTATCTCTCTTTCTGAAAGTTCAAGATTTCTAGCTAAAACTTTAGTTACTCGAGCCTTATCATCTACCTGTTTATTACCTTTTTTAATATATGATATACGGTAAGGCTTGGATTTAGGTAAAAATGATACTAGGAATTTATAGTTATCTTTTTTTGTACTGAATACAGAATAATATCTATTAGTTGTATTATTAATCAGGATTGACATTTGAGGAGAGTACATACTAATCCATCTATTAATCATATACGGATTGTACTCCGATTCAGCATCAATATTATCTAGTAGATCTCCTTTCTTTTTAAAGAGAATGTCATTAATAAAATTAAAAATGTTGATCATTATTATATGGTAAGCTTGGTAGTTGCTATAAACATATTGTCATTCATATGATAAAACAAGTCAATAACGTCCTTCATAAAGCTGTCGCATTGATCATCTGAGAGGTTTGTTGAGAACGCAAATACAGGTGCTTTTCGACCAGCTACAACATTAATAGCAGTGTGTCCAATTGCTACATTATCTTTAGAATAGGTAATGCTGACACTACACTTACCCTTAGGTTGAACGATTCCGTGCTGTTCGTGTTCTTTATGTATAATTAAATCATCACCGTCAACTTCAATAGGAGCGTTAAAATATTCAGAATGTAGGATATTAGCGACTTGTGTATTGAATAAGCGCTGCCATGCTACAGCTCCGAATGGATCTAAATTTGGAATTTCCCAACAAAAATTAATTGCATCATCACTATATATGAAATCATTATTAATAAGATCTTCATTATCAATCATACCAGCCGCTTCTACAAGCATTGGAGCTCGAAACGCTAAAATATTTCCTATGGGGAGAGTTTTATTTCGAAAGTATCTATAAGCAAACCTACTGTGAATTAAGGAGCCGTCATAACAATCAATATCTTTAACAATCATCAAATCAATTATAGTATATATACATGTAAATGCAAGTATTATGAATCATAACGCGGCGCGCGCGGTGTTGCGAGATTTAACTTGACTACTAATCCATTTATATACCTCTTTAAGCCCATCCTCAAGTGGCTTTTGAGGGGCCCAGCCAAGCTTTTCCTTAATAAGTGTATTATCAGAATTTCTACCCTTAACTCCCAAGGGGCCTGGAATGTGTACTCTACTCAACTTCTTTCCACCAATCTGACATGCCAGATCAACGAGCTCGTTAATAGTAACCATTTCATCTGATCCAATATTAACAGGGCCGTTAAAGTCATCACACTCCATAAGCCGGCGAACACCTTCTATGCATTCATCAATATATAAGAAGCTTCTGGTCTGTGTACCGTCGCCCCAAATTTCAATTTCTCCGGTGGACTCGATAACCTTGCGACATATAGCAGCTGGAGCCTTTTCTCTACCACCGTCCCATGTACCTAGCGGGCCGAAAATATTATGAAACCGAGCGATACGAACCGGGATGTCATGATTTCGATTATATGCTAAATATAGTCTTTCACTAAACAGCTTCTCCCATCCATATTCACTATCCGGGTTAGCTGGATATGCACTATCTTCTGCACAATTAGGGTTATCAGGATCCATTTGATTATGTTCCGGATACATACAAGCGCTACTACTATAGAAAATCTTAGTTCTACCGTCATTAAATTTATGTACCGCGTCAAGGATGTTTAAGTTGATAGTAGCAGAATTGTGCATAATATTCGCATCGTTTTCTCCTGTAAATATAAATCCTGCGCCTCCCATATCAGCAGCTAATTGGTATATCTCATCAAAAGGTAGTCTGTATTGATCCGGTACACTATTATAGAAATTACCTTGCTGACCGTCGAACCGGATAGCTCTCTCGCATGTATTATAGTTTCGCAGATCAGCCACGCTTCCGCTAATAAATTCATCTGCTTCCGTATGACTATACTCAGGGTCTTTAAGGTCAATTCCTCTAACCCAATAACCATCTTCTTTTAATCTCGATACAAGATGATTACCAATAAATCCACCTGCACCACATACTAATGCTGTTTTCATAATTTAATAAATGTTTTAAATAGTGTTTTGTTTTCTATAAACCTTGTATTCCAAGGTTCGTGATATGTAAGGTTTAAAATGTCAGTAGGTATATCTCTGTCAAAAATTTCAATACCAAAATCATGAGCCATTATCATATCATCTCGTTTGAGAAAATGTCCATACTCAAGTACTTCGCGCTTTTTATCTCCACCATCACATATGATTAATGTTTTATATTTCTCCATATTGTTACGTACTACTGTCTGTGCTTCTTCGCTTAAGGCATCTAACTCAAACGATCTACAGTATGGTGATATTGTTTCTAGTTTTTCAAACCAGTGACCAACACCTTCATCTTCGCGCTTATACCACGCTCCAGCCTTATCAAGTTCAAACGTATGAAACAGAAATTGTTCTGATGCTGAGGCATGATTTGCTAAATATAAACTAAATGATCCTTTTTGTGATCCGATCTCGACTACATATTGAGGTCTTTCCGTGGCTATGTACCGCTCTAATATTAGATATGCAAGAAGATTTTGAGACGCGCCACCACCTAAAAATCGTATATTAATATGGCATGGATCGACATCCCTGTTATACTCCTCCGGGGGTATACTACTTGCATGCGTTGAATGAAAGTTCATCTATGTCCTTGTATGATAGTATATTGTCACTGCATATGCCACTGCATACTGATAAATTTTTAATATTGTAATTTTTTGGTAGTACCGATATACAATTAGGTACCACCGGTTTACCGGGATATGCCCATATATAATTCCGGGACGTTATGGTGTAGTCATCTTCCTGATGCCAAAAGCAATGTATCTTGCTGTTGCGTATCATACTGCTTAATGCTTGTAGATTCTTGGCATGACACCACAATTTATCATTTTCTAAAAACGATTCTTTTACAAAGAAATCTGGCGAGTCGTGACCTAGCAGATAATTACCATTGATGTTCCAAACATCTACTTCACAATCAAAACCAGCTCTAAGTGCAAGGGATATATAAACTGGATAATTTTCCAATAATGGCTTGGCTCCAGATATATTTCCTCTGTGTGATATAAGGAACATTAGAATTCAAAACGAATTAACCCATCGGCGGCTGGTGTATGAGGGGTATTATACCAACTATTAGCAGTCGCATGCGTACTACACCATCCACATATAGATTTATATTGATAATTAGTTCGTTGCGGGTCAATATCATTTGCTCTAAGCTGAAACCCTAAGCAAATTTCAGATGCCGGAATAGGGCCTTCCAGATCAATTCCGGTACCCGGACAATGGTGCCTGAAGTCAAGTATATGGTTATATGTATCGGCATATACATTCATAGCTTCACTATTACCAAAAGCAAAATTATCTGAAACGAACGGGACAGTTTGATCTTGCTCATATAAAAACCGATTTCTGGGTTCTTTAGGACCGTGATCTAACCCTGACCAACCGACGAATACCATTTTTGAATTTCTGCTAGCTTGTGTCAATTCATCATCTAACAATTTGTTAATGAAAAAGCTATCTGGCCGACATCTAATTACTATATCATATTTTTCTCCTGTAAGATTTTCTTGGTCACTCTTAAGTTGATTTACAGCGTATATGCCATAATACATAGCCGCAGTAGTCTTTCGTTTTGTCATCGGATTTTTATGTATACAATTGAAATCCCACTCCAGATCGTTGAACGATTCAGACTTAACGTTGCAAGCGCCTCTACTCAAGAAATAATCATCATTTACAGGGTCTTGAGGCATATCGGTAAACCTCAAACTATCGCCCCCTATAGATATATCATTCCAGTGATGAACAAATAAATCACCATTGTATGGTTCGAGAAGGTTCTTTTTTATAAGAGGTAAGCTGAACCGAACAGCACGCGTTAACCCAGATAAACAGACGGCGACTTTCATTAAAATTCCAATCCAGACTCGATAGCATCGCTACGGAACAATTCAGATTTAGCGACGGCTACTTCATCGAGATCCTTACCGAGCCTTACTAATTTATCTATAATAGGCCCCGGGGCTGTTACGATTTCACAGCCACATCTCTCTGCGTCAATTACACTCAGAACCCTTTGGCACCCGGCCCATAATGTCTCTACATGGGAATATTTTGTAAGGCGGTCAGTACAGTATCGTACAATAGGCTCCGGAGAAACTCCAGCATCTGAAATCCCGCCCGCAAATACAGAAACAATAGTAGGTGTTTGGTTTTCGTTACTAAAGATATCAAGTAATGAATCTATTTGGTTCAGTGTATGTACTACAGTGACGTTAACCTTAATATTTTCGTCATGCAACTTTCTGATCAACTCAACTGTAGAAGAACCACTAGCAGTAACTACTGGAATTTTAACATATACATTTTCTCCCCATGAGTTAATAATCCTAGCTTGTGCTTCAATCTCATCAATATCATCTGCCCAAGCCTGGAAGGATATAGGCCTTCCATTAGCATGCTCTAAGCATTCCGTGGAGAACTCTACATACTTATTTCGGTTGCCTTGAGCCATAAACGATAAGTTGGTTGTAAATCCTACTACATCTTGATGATGACTATAGTCGCCAACGTCAACACCATCGTAAAAAATTTTAATATTCATTAGATATACTTTCCTGTTCTACAAGCTTTGTGAGCCACACAATTGCCATAATAATAGCAAACAATCCGTGATCTTTGCTCACTTTCATTCTAAACGGGACAAATCGAATAAAATACATGCACATATAAAACATACCCTTATTAATAACCGTTTGTCTGTCGTCGTTTAATGTTTTTTGCCAAAACGAAACAATATCAACAATATCAGTGTTCATAGAAACGTTAAAATATTCTTCGACACACTCAAAGCTAGTTTCACTATAGTTATATAGTGGTGCAGGGAGATATTTCCACTCTTTATAGTTTGAAAAGATGGACTGACACATCTTACCTAAATCTAACTCAACTGCATCAAAATAATCTGATCCGTCCATATCAATCAATTTAACGTTAGACCCGTTCCATAAAATATTTTCAAATGTGAAATCTCCGTGGATTGGTCGAGTGAATTTAGGCTTTATCTTATGCTTATCTATACGGCGTAGAAGATTGTTCAAGCCAGAATACATCTTTGAATTAATCATAACATGATCTGAATTTATTAGTAAGTTAAACTCCGGATCCCAGGTACAATACATATCAAATTTAGGAAAAATCTTTCTAGTTAAATGATTATTAACCCACTGTATACCGTCTATTTCTCGCTTATAAGAATATATAAACTCATTCATTTCTGGGAACAGGTGCTTTAAGGCATTGATCCTATCGGTTGAAGGTATATCTGCTAGACTTTTATACTCAGCTAAATGTTCCATATCATAGTAGAATTCGTAATTAGAATCGTGACTAGATATAATTTTAGGCGTTATGCCGGGTCGCATAAAATCAAATCTTGCAAGGTCATTCATTTGTCGCTTTAATATATTATAGTGCTGTATTACGTCTGGATTTTTGATGATTCGCTTTCTAACAAATAACTCACCCGATGAGTCTTTTACTAAGTGCGTCTTGGCGAACGACCCTCCATCGAAAGTCTTCTCGAGTACTAAATCGTTAGTACTGATAATATCAGAAATATTAGCATTACATAACCCGTCGTTTCGATTCACTTCAATTGAGTTAGCCTGTGGGGTAAACAATTTCGACGGTTTATGATCGTTAATTAAGATGCGAGGTCCAGCCGCAAGGCTCATAACCAACTCATCATATTTAATATTAAAATGAGATAGAAGATTGATAACGCTTTGACGGTATTTTTCATTTCTGGCTGTGGTCAGTATTATTTTATGACCGAATTGTTTCCACTCATTCAATGTATGTGCTCCTTCTAGTAGTGTATTCGATTCCGAATCATTAGTAGAATGTGGATGATGTTTTAGTAGTACGCCATCAATATCACACAGAATTGTACATTTTTTTCGTAAATGATTTATATGAGTTTCTAGCATATCGGGCGTGCCAAAGAAATGAGCATATCGCGGACTTGTGATTTTTATTTTTTTGTGTAGCGAGTGTAGCTCTCGTAAGGCATCCGAAACATATGTTGAGTCGTCGTGTATAAACAGAGTTTCAACATTCTTAAATCCGATACACCCGATAATACCTCTAACAGTATACTCATTACTTTCAATTCGTTGCTTCTCACATATCATTTGAACTGTATTATTCTGATCTAGGACGAGCTTTGACCAATTCATCCACTCACCTGGGTTTATACTCCAAGTAGGAATTACAGCATCCCATTCATTAGTATTCAAACTGGTAACAATTTCATCAACATCTAACATATGATCACAATCACATATTATTGACGACCCTGTAATATTACCTTTACGAATACCATGCATCAGAGTTTCATAAGGGCCGGAAGTTTTATTGTCTAGAATAATGATATGTACATTAGAATGTGATATCAAATTCTTGATTGTAGACGATACGTTATATTGATTTTCCTGTTCTTGCGTACATATAAAGTATACGGCGTCAATATCATCCACCCAGCGTTTAAAAGGTATAAATACATTTTCAATAAAGGTAATATCACCGATTTTCAAAAACGGCTTAAATGTACTACCAAATCTATCTGCGTTACCAGCGACAGGAAATATAAGATTCATTTAAGGCTCCTTAGTATTATTTTCTAACCACTTCTTTTGGGGCAGAATATCTTCCATTATAGGGCCCGGAGGTGGCATTCTCTCCGATAATGATTTTAATATAAAGGATGGGCTAACATCAGGATCTGTCTGTCTTAGAGCAATCCATTCATGTAAATGTGTCTGAAGCCATTGAGGTTGAGATACGATAAATTTCCATTTTTCGTCGAAGGGGTAATCTTTGAGCTTTAATTTATGTATCGATGATGTAAACACATATCGATTTACACAATAGAATACTCCGCGGGGTTTTAGAGTTGAGTGTATTATGTTAAAGTAATACGATAATAGCTCTTCAGTCATTTCACCTAGCGATCTCATATTAACAACCAAATCAACATTGAGTTTAGTTATATGTTGCCCATACCAACTAGGAAGCAATGCTACATTATAGTCGCCAGTCTTCAACATAGACATAATGTCGCGATCGCCAATATCTTTTAATGTTAGTATTTTTCGATCAGGATTAATTCTACTCAAGTTGTAATGCTGAACTCCTAAACTCTCAGGTAAATCTAAAACAATATACTTACTATCAGGATATAGATTCATAAGCTTATTACACAAGCATCCATACCCTGCACCAATTTCTAGAATAGTGTTAGGTTCAGTTTGTAGATGTTGAAGGGTTCGATGTATTTGCCAAAGAGCGTATATATTATAAACGTCGTCAAAATTATATTTTACTCCGTCAATTAAGCAATGACAGGGATTACCAACTTCACAATCTATATATTGCTGAATGAATTCCGGGCCCACCATCTCCTCTAACTCATCTACACGACTCTTCATCTCATCCACCTCGACATCAGAGTAATATTCTGAGTATAATTTTTTATTTTTAATGTAATCTTTCCGATCTTTAGCATACAGGCCTGTTTCTAACATACAGGTGATACCATTTCGTCTAAAATTTTCCCAACCGGCTGGTTCAGATATCAGATCATAATAGTCACTATCGAAAGCATCCCAGTGATCGTTCTCAGGTTTGTGTATAATGTTGTCGCTATTGTTGCATATATATTGAGCAACTCCAAGCTTCATACTCTGTAAAATATCATCTAATAATGTCATGGTTATTGCTTATTATTTTCCAGGTACGTATTTAGATCTTCTGGTGTACCTATACCCCACATTTTTTCAATATGAAATGTTTTGATTTTTTTGTTGTCAGAAATAGCATGATTAAATACTGGGCAAACGTAGAATTCATTATTAACGCGGTAATTATTATCAATCATCTCGCGAGCATATTTAACGTAGTCGGACCCTCTTTTCCAATAATAAATACCTACAGTTGCAACGTTGCTTATGGGTCGTTTTTCTGCCACCTCAGTCACAAAACCATCATCACCAAGTTTAGCGTAACTCCACTTTGGATGAGTAGAGGTGAATGACAATATACCACCGTCTATCTCATCCGCGACCATTGAGTACATAAACTCATTGCTATCCCACTCAACAAGTTGATCTGAATTAGCTATTAACAACGGGTCATCATTGTTAATATATTTCTCAGCTAATAGTGTTGTGCACGCGGCACCTTCTGTCATCCCATCTACTTGTACTATTTTACAATTTGGCGATATTGCTTGTAGGGTATCTTCCAGACTATACTTAGTATAGTGAGCTTTCTGTACAATAAAGATATGTTCAGCATCCACATTTATATTTTCGATGACTGCTTGAATCATGGGGTTGCCGTGCACCTCAATTAACGGTTTAGGAAATGTATAGCCAGCTTGCTCAAATCGGCTACCAGCGCCTGCCATTGGGATTAAAACTTTCATATTACCGCCCTGCCACTTTGGTTTAATTATATCTGTTTTGTTGCACTTATCAACTAAATTGTTAATATGCTCATATGTTACATCGCTAGGGTCTCTAACTGCACATAAATGTGCTCCTGATCTTATCGCACCCGCTCTTCCGATATGAGAATCCTCAACAATTAAAGTATCGACCGGATCTATACCAGCTTTAATCATACATTTTAAATATATCTCAGTGGCTGGTTTCGGCTTTGATACGTCTTCATTAGAATAGAAAAAATCGATATATTCAATCAACCCTTTTCGCAACAACATCATCTTGACACTAGAGCGTATTGAATTTGAAGCAACAGATATGGTATAATTTTCGGATTTTAGCTTACGTAGAATACTTCTAAGACGCTCATCATACGTCATTTCTTCATCTACAATTTTATGTGTGAAATGCTGTTTTTTGGACCAGACATCATTATGATATTCTACTGGCAATTTTTTATTGTCAGTTAGAAGGTGTAACTTTTTAGTTGTAGGTCGGCCATCATATGTTGATAAATGCTCTTTTCTTGAAATAACATATTTGGAATCAATACTCTCGAGAGCGCGATTTAATGCATCATAGTGCAACTCACGGGCATCCACTAACACCCCGTCTAAGTCAAATATAATATGACTAATCATAATAATATTCTCCTTGAGGTTCCCATTGCGCAAATGGATATTTGTTGTCAGGTGTTTTTTCCCAGAAGATATCTACTCTTGGCATGACTTTAAATACAATATCACGTATGCGCGCGCTTTCTGTTTCTGCTGCAAGTCGCTGTGGAGCTTTATCAACAAGATATTGTCTGTAATTATCAATGTGGTGCTTAGCTGTCTTAGAAAATTTACCACAGTAGTGAGCTCCAATATGAATGTTCGGTCTTAGATCTTCAGTTTCCCATTGGAGGTTACCATCGGCTTGAGCGTGATGATCTCCGTATGTGGAGTGAGTACCACGAACAGGGTTTTCAGATAAAGGGCAGTTAAATAACTCTACCAGACTCTTTTTTGATCCCATAAAGAAATGATCTTGCGGGCAGTATGGATATGTTCTATTATTTCCCCATACAAATATAGGATCACCAGTATCACTACTATCGATATATTGAAGTTTGGAGCATGTATCGAATTGTGATACAAAAAATTCATACAGATCAGTAAAACAGTGATCGTATATCTTTTGATCAGATCTACATTTAACGATAACATCAGCCTCGCATACCTCAACACCTTTAAGGGAGCTAATTAGCTGTAAATTAATATTGCATTGACCTCCGTTTTCAGGCTTGTCTGTACGAACTACATTAGGCCAATTGATTAAACTATCATACTTTTCGTTGACCCATGTTGACAGTATGACATTATTGACGAAGGGTAACTGAGTATAATACGTCAATACCTCATTGGTTATAGGCCATATGCCGCCCTGTACTACAATATCAATCTTCTTACTCATTTTAATAAGTCTATTTCTTTAATTATATTTGTCGTGGAATAGCCTTCAATTGTATTGAACACTTTAACAGTGGATATATCCGAGCCAACTATATATTTTGGATGGGTTTTTTCTGTCACGCTTATATCATAATCCCCGCCTTTAACAATAATATCAGGCTTAATCTGTTTAATCAGGTTATATGGTGTCTGTTCGTTGAATGTAATAACATCATCAACCCATCTAAGCGATTCTAAGATGTATATTCTATCTTGTTCCGTATTTATTGGTCGTGACGGGCCTTTTAATTCGGTTATACTTTCGTCGCTGTTTAAACCTACAATAACCTTTCCAGGGCCACCCGTCGTTTTATGTGCTAGGTCATGACAGTATTCTAATAATCTGACATGACCGTAATGAATAATATCAAAGCATCCGTTTGTAAAGATTATTTTCATACTATGCTGTCTTGAACACTCCTGTAAGTATGTTAGTTAATTCAGCTTCTGGCTTTCTTATAAGATCCTCAACATTAGTATAAGCCACCAACGTATACCCTATTTTACCCATAAAGGATTCAAGTGATGATTTATTGAAATGCCATAAATGTTCGTCCGGTCGACGATGTCTCCACTCTTTAAACCACTCGTCGCTTACGTTATGACACTCAGGTACAGATATATAGATATACTCTGCTTGTAGCTCTGATATATCATGTATGTTATTAAAATGCTCTAGTACGTCAAAGAAGCATACCACCTCATATTCATTTTTATATATATCGGTAACTTCAGTGACGTTAGACGGTACTGGGTACCCGGATATATCACTACCAAAGCATGTGATACCTGCAGCAGTTGAAAGTTTAAGAAAATCACCGTTTCCATATCCCACATCTAGTAGTGTGCGCGGGATGTGCCCGATAGTTTTTATTAGATATCCGAGCCGTAAATAACTCATAAAATTACCTAGCTCACCGTAGGAGTTATATCTAACATCAATATAATCTATATCGTAAACTTTTTGCTTGTTAAAGATATGCTCCTGGTAAATAATACCGTCGCTGTTTACATTATAGCCATCGATCATATTCAGTACTTATCACTTATTTATTATACTTCCATCTCGCAGATAGTATAGGTTTTACAGATGTAAAACTCGGCGGCGTCCATCTGGAATATATATTAAGATTGTTGCATGTTATTAGTTTTTCGATAATACATACAATTATTGTATCTACAGTATGTATTTGTGTTGCATTCTCTATCACTTTACACCAATCGAATACACTAAATCCTGTATAAAATTCCATATTAACAACCCTCATTGATGATGGATTGATATCAATATGTTCACATACACGAGTACCGGGCGGAGACCCGAAGTTTTTATTTATAAAAATATATTCATCACCTTCTGTGAGACCTAGTACATCGCTAAATAGTGCATTTTCTTTCTCAGTATCTCTGTTAAATGTAATGTACTCTACCCAGTCGGTATAGTCGAGATTGACCAGTTTATATTTACATACCATCACAGAGTCGTGTAGTTGATGCTGATCTGCATGTTGCAGCGGTATGTATAGAAGTTGATCTGTATCTATAATTGTATTAGTAGATGAATGATATATGTCTTGTCCTGGAAAGGTGTCATGTATATCTACATATTCTATTCTATTACTTTTTATATACGAGACATCATCTATGAAATTTGGTATAACCGGCCATATAATATTCAAATTATACTTTTCAATAATCTTTTTAGCAATCTTCTGACAGAATAATATATCCCCTAAGCCTGCGGGCTGCCTTACCAAACAATTCTTTATAGTACTCACTTATTCAAATAAGAACGGGTATTTTTTAAACATCCAGTCCTCCGGAATTCTATATTCTTCAACTCTGCCAAAATTATCTTCAATAGCTGGTAGCATAGAATTATACTGTTCTTCAGACATATCATTTAGAATTTGATCTAGATCATCGACGCTATCGAAGAATATAATGCCATCTGAATTAAAATGATCACCTACACTTCTTGATCCCCAGAAAATAGGGATAGTTTTTGTTGCAAAGCAGTCGATTACCTTTTCTGTCCAGTAATATTCTTGAATAGAATTTTCAATCGTTACCGAGTACCGATATTCAGACATCCCTTCTTCTTTAAACTCAACCGACTTATATTCTTTACCAAAAATGTCCATCTTATCTCTAAATCGTTCGATTACTTCATGGCGCATAGCGTGTCCACCTGTGAAGCGCTTTGGGGATGCGAAGATCGAACACATCTTCGTCTTATCTTCATTTTTATAGTTATTAATCCAACATCTACTATGAGGATAATATAGGAAATTTTCACCTCGATCGAGAAGCTCCTTATCATATGTCATTACAAAATCAAATAATCTATTATTAGCGGAGATCCATTCATATACTTGAGGGTATATAGCTCGAGGCTCATTGATCATTGCAACCTTTCGCTTAATAACCCCTGGCCGAGATCTTGCTGCATCTTCAAAGCATAAATCTGTAAACCAGCATGTTTTACTAACTAATTCGTTATCAAATACCCACTCAACATATTTGTTCGTAGCCATATGACACGATGAGTGGTGGCCAAATTGTTTATCTCTAATATTAACTTTTACACGTTCCATGTCTTAATATACTCCTTTAAATCTTCTTTTGAAATATTATCTATCTTGTCCATCTCTGCATGATTATTATTGTTACTCTTATGCGCATTCTTATTTGGATCGCCTTCTGGTGGATCATGAGGTAAATGAAACAATAGCGCATCTGCAGCGTTTACTCTCGTTACATTATATCCTAGCTTATGAACTCTTGTAGGTAATTCGTTATCTTCATATCCCCAACCTCTAAAGTTCGGGTTAAATCCTCTATACTCAAAGAATGTTTCTCTATCAGTTAACACGCAACCACCAACTGCTGTATTATTTGGCGCCATACAATACTCATACACGTTTAATGGTGTACCATTTTGAGATGTACTATAATCCTGTACCTTCTTTATATTATGATTTATTAATTCTCCGTTAAACAGCCACTCGCGCGGGATAAAGCATTCTAGCTTTTCGTATGTAGGATCGTTTTCAAAAAGTCTCTTAGCGTCGTAGGTTAGGTATATCGCCTGGCCGTTATATCCTATAACTAAATCAGAATCAGCTAGAATTGCCTGGCATATATGTTTTGGATGTACTATAACATCTAAGTCTAAAAAGTATAAAAATTTTCTCGAACTAGCTTTAGCACCTATATTATAACAACCTGTCTTATGCCAGTTGTCACCGTTATTGGTTATTATATGTTCATCTATATCACCCACAACGACATATTTTGACAGCTTATCATCGACATCATCCTCAATGAAGATAAATTGAGAGTTTACGGTATAATCTTTATAGAAATTATATATCAAGGCAGCATTCTTACCACGCTCTTCATTATCTATTCTGCAATGAACGATAATTGATATGTCTTTAAAGTCATGCATTTTTCACATATAAAGCATCGCCCCATGTCTCACCAGCTGGACGATAATTTCCCAATTTAGTATCGGTTATCCATTTAGTATCAACACGTGTAAAATTAAATTTTGACAGATATTCATCAACTTCGTCAACTAATGCACATCCTTTGTATAGCTCTTCTTTGTTAACTTCAGCAATAATATAGTCTATGTATGTTAGTGTGTTCTTAGCACCTCGAAAAACTTCAAGTTCAAAGCCTTGTACATCAATATTAATGAAATTAAACACTTCGGCTGGCTCATACTTATCTAACGCGTGTACTTGAACTTTAAGAGTCGTTTCGAATGGTATATGAGGGTATTGTTCTTTATGAAGATGTGGTTCGAGTAACGAGTTAGATTGGCCGAGGTTAGACCTTTCTCTATGCAGCTCCATTTCACACGAAAATGGACCGAGAGCTCTATTAACAGTCACTACTCTAGAATCGCCCTGGACTCGGTCGTTTAGAATTTTAAAGCTGTCTGGATCAGGTTCAAAGAACAACATATGTTCAATCGAATCATGTCTACAATATTCGTCGTATTCACTTCCGTGATGACCTCCAATATGAATAACACCTGTTATATTCATATCGTACGTTTGTATGAGTAAGTTAAAGTCTAGTAGCATTAAATCTTCTCCCACCATTTAAGATATATATCATGATAATCTTGGGGACCGTCTGGACCGAACCATACCCCGGGCGCTATGACCTTTTCTTTTTTCTTACCCATCCACGCGCCCCACCATGCAAAGCTACTATTGCTCATAATTACAGAATCACACTGAGATAATATGTATAAATCTTCCAGCTCACTCTTAGCGTTTGAATATATAAACCCTAATTTATCCAAATCAAACTCCCCTTGTACTGATCTTAAATCATCTGTACATAGGATAAAAATTGAATCTCCAGCCATTCTTTCCATACTAAATTTCTGAAGAGCACGCTCGTAATAATCTACCGGTTGAGGTGGGTGAGTTGTCGCGAATGTTTTATAATCACCTCTACGTATATGTACTCCTATTTTCTTTTTATTAATACTATTAAATTTAGTATCTATCTTGTCTTTAATATCGTCAGGAAATGTAAATAACTGATCAACCTCTTCTTTATAATCAGCAAAATATCGTTCACTTTGAAAATATCCGTCGATTAAGAGATCTTTATGGTTAGTAGGGATAGGCACAAATTCAAATTTAGGTTCGTGATATGTCTCTTCAGGTACACCATCAGTCGACAAAATGTTTTTGTATAAGTTATCCCTATACTTGGTTGGAGGGTGCCCTTGAATACAATTGTGTTGCATATCATAATTGATGCCAAAATATGTACCGCAACGCCGGGCGTGCGCATATCCAGCTGCTATCTGAAAAAGTTGGTTGCAGAGACCACCTTTAATGTTTGATACTACCATTTACATCCTCCATGAATGGGTATATTGAGTAAGTTCATCTCTACCCATATTCCGTATTTTAAAATATAGTTGTTCATTAGTTGAATAATTAGACTGAGTTTCTTTTTTTGAACCTGTACCATCAAAATGAGGTAAGTGCCAGGCTGGTTTTTTTGTACCTGAAATTCTACCGCACGGAAAACCCAGCTTATTGATACGCCAAGGAATTTCGTCATCTTCGTAGCCCCATCCAACAAAATTAGGATTATACCCATTACACTTAAGCAAAGTATCCCTACGGCCCATTACACACCCACCAGTGCTATTTACATGACCGATTAAGATATCATTTTCAGTCTTATTGGCATGCACATACGCAGAGCTTGCATCAACCCCATCATACGTCTCTACTAATGGTGGAAAATGCTTATCAAGTTCATTGTAATCTAAAGTAGTACAAAAATTATCTTTGATCTCATCTGACACACATAAAAACAACCCATTAAATGGATATATAAGACCAGCGTTTGGTGTCTTAAGCTTGTCAACACCTTCTAGCAATTGTAGCGGATTAATAATAACATCTACATCATTAAATGTTACATATTGAGTTTTGGTAAGCTTAATACCTTTATTATACCCTTCACACTTTCGCCACTCTCCATCATTTTTGGTAAAAACATATAACATGTCAGTACTGATATGTAAGTGTTCTGGTACAACCGGCTTTTCATCCTCCTCAACTATTATATGCTGATAATTCTCACAATGGTTCCTATAATAGTTGACCATCGACTTTAAATTTTTAATTCGAGCTTCGTTATCTAATTTAACAAATGTTATTAGTGTTAATTCATTTAAGTCATGCATCTTGATCTTTTCTGTTTTATATTCTTTAATCGCTGTATAACATCTTGCTGTAGAGTTTCAGGTACTCCTTGAGGTCCTCCTGGATATGTACCGTGCTTTTCTAAGAAATAAGCTGCACCAGTATTAATATTATTTTCCCAATCAGCACTATTTCTAATAACAGCATGGGCCCGTTCTTCACTACAAGCTTGCTCATCAAGATAGTCATATGAATTTGCTACATCAGGCCACCACCAGTACGCTGGTATCCATTCTTGCTTAACTATACTATACGAGTGATCAACATGTTCCCATGCATTTTTATATGTTTCGTCCATTAGACCTACACTGTTTAATACATCTTTATGGTAATAACAAAAAGCACCAACACAATGCTGGTTTAGGGACATTTTACATTTGTCACTATATTCTACAACCATTCTAGGTCTTGGTGGTCCACCACTTATCATAGTACCAACCTCTTTACCTTTATTAGCGGGGCCGTGATAGCCAAACATTAAATGATATACTCCAGATTCATTTGCTAGCTCTATATATTTTTCAAACACTTGATCATTCTTAATTAAAATATCATCCTCTATAAGAAAAATATGATCACATCCAGCCTCCAATAGCCACTGCATTGCTACGTTTTTAGATACACCAACTCCTTTATTTTGCTCATGATGAATATATGCCCCAGCTGGTGGAGGTTTATCATACTGTTTACCATCATTAACAGTTATCAGTGAATCTATTTTATTCTGAGGTATAGAACTATAGCACTTTGTATAGAACTCCTCCCTATTGCATGTAATAATACCTAGGCCTATCTTGCCCATATTTTATATTATAACATCAATTCAAATAATTTCAACTAGAATAAATACTTATAGATGAAAAAACGCACTTCGCGCGCAAAGTCAACAGCTGAGACGAGACAACAAATTATAGAAGATACAGCTCCTTACATGTTCAGCAATCCTAATCCAATTAAGAGAGTTTTAAAAATAAAGCAGTTTCCTTGGACAGATAAGCAAAAAGATTTCTTTAAAGTAGCGTTACATAAAGACACTAATATTGTATTTGTCGAGGGACCTGCAGGTACATCTAAATCTCTATTATCTGTATATTGTGGCTTACAACTTCTCAATATGAAGGCGATCTCAGATATAATGTATTTAAGATCAGCAGTGGAAAGTTCTGAATCTAAATTAGGATTTTTACCGGGTAGCGCAGAAGATAAATTGATGTTTTATAATATGCCGTTTCTAGACAAACTAGATGAACTTTTACCGAATACACGGCTTGAAAAATTACAAACTGAAGGACGCATTAGTATGTTTCCAGTAAACTTTGCTCGAGGAATGAACTGGACTAACAAGTGTATTATCTTAGATGAAGCTCAAAACTCTACTGTTAAGGAGATTACAACCGTACTAACTCGCTTAGGTGAAGGTACTAAGTGTTTTGTATTAGCTGATCCAATGCAAACAGATCTAAGATCTGATAGACTTAGCGGTGGGTTTGAAAGGTTATATAAAACATTTACAGACCAAGAAAGTCAACGAATAGGAATTCATACCTTCAAATTTGATGAAGATGATATTATGAGATCTGAACTATGTAAGTTTATAGTTAAGAAGATAAGAACTATAAAATAGAATTAATAACCCGTTTGCTTATTACCGCTTTGACCTTCTTCATGCTCTCGCTGTTTTTGTCCCTCTGGCTTTTTATCTTTAGCTTTTTCCTTAGGCTTGGTGTAGTTGCTAGAGGCCTTACCAGGAGCATCAGTTTTAGGTCGATGTGCAGACATTCCGCCCTCTACTACGGGTAGATCTTTTCCTTTTTTCCGTGGTGGAACTGGTGTTGGATTTTTTGTTTCTTCTGACTTAGCTTTCTCCTCATCAAGAAGCTTGTATTTACGAGGGTCATTTATATGAAAGGTCATAGCTTTGCTAACTCGCTCAACTAAAGTCTTAGGATTAAGACCTTCGCTAATTAAACGGTCGTATTCTCTGTGGAATGCGTTAATAAATTCTTCGCTCAACTTCATACCGCGTGGGTAGAATAAGCGTTTCATAGGAATTGGTTTGTAACCTTCTAATACTTGGTCAAGCTTACTGTCTTTCACATAAGTATTTATTGATAACCCTTGGGATTTTTAAAGGCTTGTGACTGAGAATCTGAAACTCCTAGCTTATCTTTCATGATTTCAATTTCATTAAGTTCACTCTCTGACATTAAACTACTTGAATCATCAATAGCGTTACCTTCTGCGTCTATATAGAGTTTAGCCATTTGAAGCCGTTCCTCTGGGTAACCGAAAAGTTCAATAATTGCAGGTTTATCGCGAGGGTCAAAGAATTTTGAATCGTGATTTACATCCCAATCCCGCTTTACTGCCTTAAGAATATTATCAATCTCTACTCTATAATTCTCATCTACAAGGCCTTTTTCTTTATTTGCAAGAAATTCTTCAGTGTCATATTCGAGTTTAGCTACTTTAGTTAACGGGATATAAAAAACAATATCAACAAGCTTTAACGTCTCTCTTACGACAGAAATACATTTTTCAACAAACTCATCATCAACACCATCAACTTTGTTACTATAAGCCCAAAGAGTTGATGCAATATTGTCTAACACACCTCTATCGTATATAACATTATCATCTTTATCATGGCGTTGATGTTCATCAACCATACTATTTAAAATGTCCCACTGAACATCTTTGGTTGTTTTCATTCCCCACTCATCGCCTAATGAATCACGATAAGTTTTTTTAGGGGTTTTATAGATAGGCCATTCTTTAAGAAAGTCTTTAATGAATGTGGATTTTCCTTGGCTGCAAGTACCGGTTACACAAAGTCGCATATATTATATTATGCTACCATCTGCGGGTATCAAGCTCAGAAGTTTAATGCTGACCCGGGCCCTTGACCTTGGCCGGCAGGAAACCCGGGATCATCTACCTCTTCCTCAGCAGGAGTACCACCGGCGGGTTGAAATGGGTTAGGTAATAATTTTACATCAGGCCAAACTGATGGATATTTTTTAGTAAAATCGAGAATATTCTGGGAAATTTTGTCAATCTCTTTTAAAGTCTTACCCTTTTGACTAGCATCTAACCCGGTAAATCCACCTTGTTCAATATTTTCAAGCTCTGAAAGAAGCCATTGCTCAGTTGTTCGCTGATTTTTCGCTAGTTGATCTATTATACTTCTCAGCGTATTTTTTGAGTCTATATTTTTGTCAGGGTCACCTAGTTTACAACATGATTTATCCATAATATGTGTAATGAGAGTTTGATGCAACCAAACGGTTACTAGAGTTGCGCAAAAACTAACATCTTCTTCATGTTCTGGGTTATCACCCAGCTGGGTGATTATATTTTCGAGAAAATTATTTTCGATAGGGTGGTTGACATGTGGCATATTATTTTTATTTCCATGGGTTAGGGTCTCTATCTGGCCGTGGTGGTAAACCAAACGAGTACCAATACTTATCATATTCTACCGGATGATTTTCCATATACCATTCCGGCCAAGCTTTCATCATACTAGCCCCGTAGTGAGAATTTAAAGGATCTTTGTCTCGTAGTACTCGTAAATCACTGCGAGAGATCTCTGGTGATACAGTACCAGGAACCCCTTCGGGAGATTCAGGAAAGTCGCGAGGATCTAAATCTACATCCAATTCACTTTTGACCATATGATGCCTTATTGCATCTAGAAGTGATGGGTCATTTTCAATAGCTTTTTGTAAAGCAACTGCTAACTCGTCAATACTCATTTTTTATAGTTTTGTATTTCAAACCACCGTTTACCTGATAACATTCTACCTTCAAGTATCGGTTTACCTTTAGGTTTATAACTCTGATTGGTAGGTTTATGTTCATATTTCCCACTACCAGCTAGGGGGTAACTTAAGGGGTTTATCTTATTCCATAATTTAAAGCTCTCTGAATCAGACAACCCTTCCATCATATCACTAATAATATCCTGATTGATGTGTCCTTTTTCAAGAGCAATATTAAAGTAAGTGTCATATACACCTCTTCCTCTAAAAGCGCTTGGATTTTTTAGAAAATAAGCATATTCTTGTACTGACGGAGAAGATCCGCTCGATTGACCCACAGTGCCTGAAGCTGGGGGTAACCCTCCTTGAGGCCATTCACCTTCTTCACCTTGACCTGACGGCTGTTCACCTGCTGTAATTCTTGGTGGCACGACACCTGCTGTAATTTTTGGTGGCCCTTCACCTCCTGTAATTCTTTTAGGCTCTTCACCTGTTGTAATTCTTTTAGGCTCTTCACCTGGGCCTGACGGCTGTTCACCTTCACCGCGGCGTGGCGGTGGAATGACCGTTACCTGATCAGTTGGCACCTCGTCATGTGGATCCACCGGTGGCTTTCTGCGTCTGCGGCCGATGTCTACTCGGGACCCATCAAGGCCGATATTACTGGCAGAACCAGCAGTACCACCTACAACATCTCTAACACTAGATTTACCTACATCGCTAATGCGGATATTTGCTTCGTTTATATTTGATTCATTCATTAATGTTCCCTTATATTTTGTTGAACTATTTATATTTACTCGAGCTCCTCCGGCTCCAATATTACTAGTAGAACCAGCTGTTCCACCAGTAACGTCACTAACACTAGATTTACCTACGTCCCTAATATTAATAGTTGGTGAAAAGGTCATACCAGAAGGAGCTGTTGGACCAGCTGGTACCTCACCGGAACCACCACCGGGACTATCACCGAGACTATCACCCTCTTTTTCACCTTTCTCTTTTGGACAGTGATTAATAAGTATACCTATTTCGGTGCGATGAATTTCATCAAACGCACTTATCACAGTCTTCCATTTAATCTGCTGTTGAGATAGTTGCTCAGCTGTTATACCATATGTACGCTTTATACGTTCCATCTCTTTGCTTGGCCCGGTTCCTGCTAATATATTGAGTATATCATATGGAGGTATAATCTGATTCTTAATTGCATTTATTACACTATCGACTGGATTAGCGTCAGGCACAGCTGTAGTAGGCTCTTTAACACCAGCGACGTTTTGTATAGCTTTACCAGCAAGTTCTTTTGTCTTATCTACACCTTTTTCGATATATTCTCCTGCTGTATTAACAGCTGCGGTTGCTTGTTGTCCCGCGGTAGCGCCAGGTAATACAGGAGGCTTTGCTGCAGGGTCTGATGGCCGTTCGGCAGGTAATACAGGAGGAACTTCACCGGGAGCTGCTGTCTCTTTAGGATCTATTACAGGAGGTATATTCTTGATACCAGTTTCACCCTTAGCTTTTCTCTGCTTTGCATCTTCTTCAGATATTTTATTCCCATCAGAATCTACCCACTCTTCATTGAGAAGTGACTTTTCAACCAAATAATCGAAATTTATATTTACAGGTTTCATGATTAACCTTCTCCTCCTGCGGATGGCTTGTTCTTGTGAAGGTTGTTAAGATAATTAAAAGCTGAGTCAATAAACAGTTTTTCTTTTTCTATTTTATCTTTAATTTCCTTCGCGGAGGAGGGTAGTATCCCGGGTTTCTGACCTTTTGCCTGCGAGCGGTTCTGCATCTGGTGGAGCCACTCCAGCTGAGTTCCTTCCGGTAAATCGAAAAAACTCTTTATCATAGAGCTCTGGTGACGGAGCTCTACTGTAGCATTCACAAGACTACTTACCTGAGGACAATCAATACCTAATTTTATTATCAACTCATGTGTAACTGCAATCATCTGCTCACCATCTAGTTGAAGTATCAATTCAATTAGTTCACTCGGGTCAGTTGCAAAAATAGATTGTGTATCAGAAACTCCTGAGACGGCGAATTTCTGAGCTTGCCGGAGTGCTACTACAAATATACCACGAATTTCATTATGATCATGATATCTCTTTTTAAAATCAAGGCCTGGTTCACCTTTTTTCTTTGCTTGCTGTAATGCGGGTGTCTTTTGGGGATCAATTCCTAGAGTTGTCTTGAACCAGCCTTGTATTTCTTGACCTGTAGGAGCAGCAGTTTTGGCTAGCATATCTCGTCTGAATTGATCCCAAACTATGTTAGTTTCATCTTCGAGCTCTGATTGACCCCATAGCTCTTCTGAACCTGGCATTAGTGCAGATGCTACTCCACTACCAAATCCACCTCGCCCAGAAGCCCACCTTTTAGCTCCCGTTTTGAACCTATTATATGGCTTAAACCATGATAATTCGTTAACTATTTTAACATTGGGAATACTGTTATATACTTCAGTGAGCTTTTGATTTTCCTGTTTGCGCATAACTAGTTGTAATTATTTATTAAGACTCACTGTGTTGTTTACATAGTTTACCCAAAACTCCCAGTTCATACATATAGTCGGATATCCAGTCATTTTAAATGCCTGTTTACCAGCATTAGCATAATATCGCACACCAGGTGCACCTCTACGCCTTTGTCTTGATTTTATGACACCTCTAAAGAATGTTACACTAAATAAGCAATCGTCAGCTAAATCAGTTAATGGTTTGTATCTTAAAGTAGATGAAGTAACCTGTTCTGCGACACCTATAAAATCACGTTTATCATTAAAATATCTTTCATATGTTTTGAATACGCGATATGTTTCTATATCTGTTTTTTTAGCATTATATAATTGTTCAAGAAGCCAGTGAGATGGGTTGTTAAGAATTAATTCCGACATCTTAATTATTTATTCGGATTAACTTTCGTTATTTATTCGGAGCTAAAATTATCCAACAGCAACTACCATAGAACTATAATATTGTGTTCTCCAGTATACTGCAGCGGCTGAGCCGGAATCCTGTACAGCTGACAATTGATTTGCATTTGTCAAACCTCTAAATGTAACTACGACATCTGCAGGTACTCTAAATGCTGTAGCTGTAGAAGGATCCCCTAAACCAGCGCCATCTGAAACAAGACATCCACCAGCTGGGCCTACTACTAATATTTCAGAACATTCCTGAGCTGATAGTTGGGTCCAATTAGTGGCATGTAGCTGTTTCTTAAAATTCCTACAAACATTGTTATTAGTAAACGCCATACATGATTATTTATACTCCTGTGGTCTGATTCCACGCAGAAATGTGTAATCGTGTCATACCAACATATCCATATTTTTTAGCCATTTGTAGACAGAATTCTGTTCTTTCATGAAAATTATCTTGATGATCCAAACCAGGCATCATGATAACCCTATCAGCAGGGATTTTGAGAGGTCTAATAAAATCATTTTCAATTTCTTTCATATCATGCTCTTCGCTGACTACAAATTTAAACCAATAATTGCTATGACTCATAATACGCTTAAGTGACATAGCACAAAATCGCTTTGCGTGAGGCATTCCGCTATTAGATAGCTTAACACTACAGTTAATTTGATCTAGCTCATCAAAGAGATCGGGATCAATCCATTGAGTACCGTTAGTCTCAATTTCATTGAATATTGGTAAGTTGTGATATTTGCATAACTTATTACCGTTGTACTTTTTGTTGAGGTAATTGATACAATTAACAATGTCTCGTTGATGTTTACGTAGTGTTGGCTCACCTCCAGTCCATACAAGATGAACTCTCCCGTTTAATACCCAGTTTAGGATGCCTTCCTTCTCCCAATCTTCAATTAAAACATTAATATCTGTCCGATCACCACAACGCCATACAGCTTCTGAATCACACCACCAAGTAGCTTTACCACTTTTCATTAAAGCACCCTTACTACCACCACACATTAAATTACAACCTTTAAGTCTAATAAAATATGCTGGATATCCCGTTGATGAACCTTCACATTGTACGGAGTAGAAAGATTCAGAGAGTGACAACGTCGGGTTTTCGGTCGTCGTACTCGAGGATTCCTTTATGTCTTGCATATGTTTTGATTTCGTTGTAGTGTTGCTCATAAAAATTATCTTTTTCTCTCTGTGGTATCTCTGTATAGCACAACTCAGTCCAACAATTAGGTGTTTCAAATATCTTTACACTGCTAACATCAAGCATTGGATAATCTTCAAACAATATTTGTTCTGCTAATACAACTTCACGTGCAATATTTTCAACTGACGGGTTACAATACTCACCTTTACCGTTAAGACTCATTAACCATAATTTAGTTTTGAGGCTCTTAACAGTATTAATTACATATTCGTCTTTTGGATTGAGAAGCATTCCATGATCCAACAAATCATCAATCCATTGACAACCAACTCGCTTAATTTCTTTGAAGTCTAGTGCGTATCCAATATCTTCCATGGTATTAAACTCAAAGGTTAACTCATATAGATAGGTATGACCATGAAGATTGAAGCATTTGTATTGCTCATTCATGACTCTGTGACCAGAGTCGAAGTTTCCTTTACGAGTTATGTATTGCACACATACATTATATAGTATGTTGAAGGAAGTTCAAGCTTATATCCCAAATTTCTTGATCTCTAATTTTCTTTTGTACTCATCTAGGTTTGTTTGAATTAATTGTTGTAACCATGTCGATATGTCAGATACATGATTAAAAGTGTCTCTCCGCAGCGTTACTTCCTTTCTAATCTCGGCAAATTCTTCTTCCTCAATTGTTATATCTTGACCAGCAGATTTTTTAATTCTCATTACCTTGACAAGCTCTCCTAAACGGCTGGTGCGGTCTCGATTCTCCGAGCTCAGCTGTGTGAGTATATTAAAATCTTTCGGAAAGGTAGTAATAAATCTGCCAGCTGTACGAACAAGCTCTCTTTCTCCATGATCATGTACGAACTCTATAAGAAACTTTTCCACTTCATCTGTTGCTTGTGGAAACAGGCTCAGGTCAGGGTTAGCATCTCGCAGTGCTCTAAGAATGTCAGTGACGTGTCTATCTCGAGGTAGATACTCATTTACGGCCTTGCCACTTTGGCCAAGATTCCATAGTACATCTAATCCATAAGCTTTCAGTCTGAAAGCCTCGTTGCGCGCTTTAATGTATCCTCTAGTTTCGTCCTGCGCAGCCATAGCTTGGTCTTGAGCAGCTATAGTTTGGTCTTGAGCTATCTTAGCTTGGTCTTGAGCAGCTATAGTTTGGTCTCGAGCTATCTTCACCTGGTTTATTGCGTCTCGAAAGAGTGGTTCCCATTCTTCCGTGGCTTGATTGTATCCCATCTGTCCACCCCCGGATTTACCCTTAGCGTATCCCATAGCTCCTATAAATGCTGCTAAGCTTGCAGTGAAAGACATATATACAATTTTATCCCAATTATCAGATACCCATTTTTTTACTTTATCATATTTTTCACCTTCGGTTAGGAGGTATGCTTCAAAAATTAGTTGTGAGTCTTTATCTCTCATGTTATTACCCTCAACTGAGGTTACATATTATCCTCAGCCACCGCCTGGTGGTGGGTTGATGTCGGTTGTCTCTTCTTCTGAATCTTCTCCTTGACATCGTGCACATCCACATCCAGTCCCTTCACCATCTCCGGATGCAAACCCTCTATAGAGCTTTAACA